ATCCTTCATTACTAATCGTGCTGCTTTTAGATTAACGCCCTTCTTTTCTAGTGTAGATTTGACGATTGCCTCACGCTGCGTCTTGGAAAATCCCTCAAGTTGCTCAGTGAGTTCTTTGATACGCTTCTCATCTGCACGCTTGGCTTTACGCAACTTTTTAAGTAAGTCGCTTCCGTCCATTGGCACGTCTTCGATTGTATCTAGTTCGTCGTCTTCATCATCCCAGTAGTTGTTGCTCATAGCAACGCCACCCTTCTATTCGTAGTTAGTTCGCAAGCCACAGGTTCCAATCGGGGAATCGGTCTGGCTCTTGCTACCAGTCTTTTACGCTGACGGGGCTGGTGGGTCCGTTCAGGATTCTATTATGTTCTTCTATTTGCCCTATTGCTAGATGCTAGACTGCGAGAGCCTGCCGTTCCAGGAGAAGCACTAAAGCGTGCTATTTCTTTCTTGGCTTCTTCGTCAATTTTTTGTTGTTCGTTTAGGTTCTTTTCAAAAATTGCTTTTTGCAATCCTAATTGAGCATCGGTACTTTCTACTTTTTTACCAGTGCTAATTTCAGTTAACTTCTGATAGGTAGGTTTAGCCGTTGCTACTTCGCCTGCGCTCTTTAACGTCTCAGCATAATCATATCCTCTTGCTGCATAGTCACCAGCAGTACTCATATCAATATTAAGGTTTTGAGACTTAAAGGCAGAAAATACTGAGGTTGCTGCAATTTGCTTATTGAGGGCAGCAGCACCTTCTTTGCCGAGCAATAATGCTCTAGCAATTGAAGTTCTATCTGCTCCTGGGGCAACCGATTGCAAGTCTTTCTTTAACGCCTCTGGGGCATCATCAATTGATTTAAAAGTTTCATTTATAAGAGCAGTTACTTCTTTTACGGATTTACCCAAGCCAAGAATGCCTCCAAGAAATTTTTGGTTTGCTAAATCAGAAAAACCTGCCCTAATCATAACTTGACCAAGTTCTGCTTCTGATTTTACAAACTCTGCAATTGTTGGAACTTGTATTGCAACACCCGCTTTTAGCATATCTCGTAACTTAAAAATGCCCTCAAATCTTTCAGTAAATTCTGGTATAGTTTTTTTTACTTCTGCTTCGTATAGTGCTAAACTTAATGACTCTTCGATTGTAGAGCCAGTCTTATAAAAACCAGAAATTAAAGTATATAATTTGTCTACGTATGGTTTATTTGCTTCTTCTGAGCCAGCAAGCAATGCAAAAGTATTTCGAAAAGTATTGATTGCCAATGTACGCTCTGGCTCTAATGCGGTTCCTCCACCTGAACCTGCAATTGTGGTTCCAAGTTCTTCCGTGCCATCACTATAATACTTAGTTACTGTTCCATCAGAATTTTGAATTACTGATACAAGAGTTTTTCCCCCTGTTGGCGAGATTATCACATCTGGTTTAACTTCTAGAGAATTTGTCATAGAAATTTTATTTATTGGCGTGGCTGCCGTACCAACAACTTTTGGTGTAGTGATATTTAAAGGATTACCGTATAAAGGATTGAATGCAGTTCCAGTATCATAAGGTGTGGCTTTTGGAGTGGTTGTTGAGGCGGCTGCTGGTTTATTATTTGCAGTTCGTGCAGCAGTCACCGCTGCGTTAGCAGCCTTAAGTTCTGCATCAGTCATTCCTGGTTCTCTTGCAATAGCCATTATATTCCATATCCAATTGCTCTGGAGAGACTTGTTGCACTATCACGTGCAACATTGTTTGCTTCCTCTGAAAATTGATGCTGTGGGTCATCTTTTGCTTTTAATAGTAAATCATAATATGATGGCTGTTTACCCTTACCATCTGGACCAGCATAGTTTAACCATGATGAAATAAGTGGGTTGTCCATCTTGATTTGGCTAGCGTCTTTGTCCCAAGCCTTTGCTAGAATTTTAATAGCAGGAAGAGCAATATCATATGTTGTTAAGGTTGGGTCAGTTGCAAAACGGTCTGCAAACTGAGGATATTCTTTTATTGCAACCTTTTGAAGTTCTATTGTGTAATCTTCAACTGTTTTTTTGCCTTGGGCAATTAACTTGGCTGCCGCTTTTACCTCTTGGGGTGATACACCTATAATTTGAAATGTTTCTACGATTCCTCGAGCCTGAGCCAAGGCAGTTAAAGCCTTGTTGCCCAGACTCTTTTCATCTTTAAAATTAATCTTAGACCAAATAAAGTCTCTTGTAAATTGCTCTGGATTAAAAAATGATGGATACTCTGTACGCTGGGTACTCTCGGTTGTCTTGTCAACCGCGTCTTGAGTAGTTCCGCCACTTATTGTTTTTTGAGCAGTAGTTGTAACCACCTTTTCAATTTGACGATTTTGTTCTTTTTCAAACTCTTTCATAAATTGTTCTACATCAGCGTTAGTTAACTTGCCCATATAGTCTTCATCTTGAGCGGCTGCCGTTAACAAAGCCTTAGCAGATGCTGCATTTAAGCGTTGAACATTGGTAGATACAGATGTGCCAGAACGTGCGTTGTTAGTGCTGGATATGTTATTTGCAAAGGTAGAAGCCAAGATTTGAGCCAAAGCATTGCCTTCTACTCCAGCAAGTGCCTGTTGGTCTGATAGTGGAGTGGTTAACTCTTTAGAATCGTCGATTCCATTCTTATTCTTATCAACCATTAATTAACCACCTTTAGGGTATCATTGTCAAAGTATCGTGTAATATATACGCCAAGATTTGCATCCCATTGCCCAACATTCTGCTCAACCCAGGAGTTGTACATTTCTACTAACTTTGCTTTGCGTGGGTCATAGTCTGGAAGCGCTTGATAAAAATTAGCAAATATTGAGCGAGATTCTAAGAATGACTTTGCATCCTGATAGAATGTAGACTGCCCACTCTTTGCCATAAAATTCTTGTCAGTTGTAATCTCAGTGAGTGCTCTTGCGTACTTGTAAGAAGCATCTCCACCAAATGATTGGCTGTACTCATCAAACCAAGCCTGGCTTTGTTCTTTGAGTAGGGTCTTAGAGATTGTTTCTAGCACATTCTTTAGTTCTGAATGTGCTCGAAAACTTCTGCCATCAGTAATCTTAGCAGTTAGCGCTTCCTTAATTGCTGTGTATTGACTCCAAGTACGCTGCTTTAGGCGTTGTACTTCAATTTCTTGTGGAGTCATCTTGAGTTCATTTAATTTTGAACTTGTTCCAGGAAGGACCGTGTTTGGATTTGAAAGTATATTTAAGATGTTAGCGGATTGCTGTTTAGGGTCATAACTTAAGTCAGCAGTTAATAGGCCAACTAAACCAATTTCACCTGGTTCTATTTGGGCAAGTCTACCAACTAAATCATCATTATCTTTAAAAACACGCTTGTATGCATCAATGGTTGCTGGCATATTAACATTCTTTGATGAACCAGTAAATGTTACGCGGTCAAGCATAAATTTAGGTCCTAGCAGTGAAAGCATTTCTTCACCAGCAGCATCACGGGCCGCTTGGTTAGGCAAGCCTTGGTTAACATACTTCTCTTGAAGTTTATAGTAAAGATTGTTTGTAAGAGCCATAGGCGAGGTCTCTACCTTAAAAGGAATACCAGCATAAGGGGAACTAAAGGAAGAATGAAATTTAGTAAATTGCAACGCTCTAACTTCTTTTTCAATCTCTTTGTCTGATGGCATGTCTTCTTCAATACCCATCTCAACCAACATAGCATGGTGATTATAGATAGACTTGTATGAACCTAATAAATCTTTTCTTGCCTTAGGTCCAATAAGTGAATCAACTAAATTAGTTTGCCATGCTGGTGCATTTGGACCAACAATGTAGTTAACTAATCCCTTAGACCAAGGTGGTGTGTATACGTCCCTAACGTCAGTTGCTGGACCGTATGGAAAGATAATCTTGTAGTAATCAGTGCCACCGATAGTCAAAGCATCTTGAAGAGTTTTTTCAAAATCTTCATTCTGAGTCATTATAGTACCAAGTGAAATTGATGCAACGAATGAAGGACTTGGACGGTTAAGTAAGAAACCTAGTGATTGAGCGCTAAGTTTAACGCCACCTCCACTTGGTCCCGACCCGAATTCTTTTGAACCTGGAACAATAAGATGGGTTATCTTATCAATGTCATCCGTTGGATTGCCATTCTCGTCAACACCAAATGACTGAAAGGCTCTGCCATAGTTAAACATAAAACCTGTTGCTCGAACAGGGTTTCTTGCAGCCATTCTTCCATAGCGCATAAATGCGTTAACGTTTGCTGCTGGAAATGCTGAAATCAATCTTAGCGAACTTAACAATCGGTTAGGGTTGTTAATAGTATAAAGAGTCTTTTCCATCTCCTGAAGAGCCTCACGGCCCGCGGCTTGTACAAGAGCATTAAGGCGACCAGTTGTCATATCAACGCCTTGTGCTTTCAATCTGGTTGCTTTTGAGGCTATTCTATCTAGTGCTACCTTATCAAAGATAGCGGCGCGAATTGGGTTTTCAACACTTGCTAAACGCGTAAATTGCCTTGCAGCAAATTGGTTAAGGTTGTTAGAGAATCTAGCAGTAATACCCATACCAAAGTTTGAACCTGCATAGTTATGGTTAGACGGGGTAATGTCATATAGTTCATCTGTGTATGGGGCAAGGAATTTGCCTAGTTGCTGTGATGTAACTTCACCCTTTACTATGGCTGCGCGAGCCTCGTAAGAAGGAAACATTCTTTGCACAAGAGCCACTTTATCTGCAATATAAGATGGTACTTCTTTTACGTTATAAACGCCAAAGTTACGTAGGTAAGAAGCACCTGTATCGGTTGCAGCCCAACGTTGTATGTCATCAATTGAGGTCTCCGAGAAGATTAAATTCATAAGAGGGTCGCCACGATATTGAAGATTGGCTATATGTGCTAGTTCCTCAAAGTAAGTTTCATCAGCAACGTTAATAACGCTTAATGGTCTTTTATTTTTAATTAAAGAATTTGTCTGTCCCACTGCCAATTCATTAAGAAATGTTAACTGAGTTGTGCCAGCATTCTTAGTTTCTTGACGATAAGCAGTAGTAAAAGGATTACCACCACCAATTGTAGATTCTTGTATAAGGCTGTTAAGACCCACATAATCATCACCAACCATGCGGTAACTTACTTCTTTGCTATAATAGCGTTTTTTAAATGCAGCACTTTTACCAAATGTATCGGCTTGGGTTACGCGGGCTTCACCAAGTTCTTTGAGAGCGCTATCAATCTTTGCGTATGCCGCTGCAACCTTGTTATCGGCATCAATAATTACTTTCTTATTGGTTGCTAACTTAGAAATTACATTTCTAGAATTTGTAATTGCTGCTCTTGCTTCCGCAATTTCTGCAGTCTTAGTTGTTATACCAGGCTTAGACTCTAGATATGCAACTCGACGTTCTAGTGTTGCGATACTTGGAATTGTTTCTACTTTACCAAAAGGATTAATTGCTTCACGTAGGTCTAGTTCAATTTCGTCAAGTAGTGCAGATGCTGCTTTTAATTCTTTTTGAGCAGTAGGCAAATTCTGTTTCTTAGTAGCAGGGGATGCCTCTTTTAACAATGATTCAACATTGGCTTGTGCAGTTTCTTTTATGCCAATGGCTTTTTGAAGGGCTTCGCCCTTAACTTTGACCGCATTATTTACAGCCTTGTATTGTGCTCTATTGGTAATAGTTGCCAACTTACCCATAGTAATATTTCCCAGATTTGTTAGGAAAAAACTGCCTTGGTCTTTAATAATATTATTTAATACAAAACCAATTCCCTGAGAAATACCAGCACTAATGATTGGCTCAAATAGGGACTGTTTAAAGGCATAGGATGGGCGCGCAAGCACGTCAAATGTCCAGACACGGTTTAACTGAGCAAAGATTTCGTTGGCTGCTCTAGAGGCGCTTGTGCGCGTTCTGGCGCCTTTGCTTTTGGCGTAGTTGATTTGCATTTGGGTTTCAATATCATCCCAAGGGGTAAATCGATACGACTCTGCTAGTTGACGAATTGTCTGTGCGTCTGTTTTAATAATATCACCTGAAAGGTCAAAACCAAATCCATTGTTTTTAATGGATTGAATACCCTTAGTCGTATTGTTTTGAAATTCTTTTACATATTGTGAGATTACTTCTTGGTCGTATAGGCCATATCTATAAGAAAGCATAGCCCCAACTTGGGTATCAATGTTTCTTAATGCAGTAAGTTGGTCTACCGAACCTGCCCCAAGGGTAACCATGTACTGGTCTTCAATTCTTCTACGAACATCAACAACTTTTTCAAAAACGCCAGGAGATGTTTCAATTTTAGAAGTACCATCTCTAAACATCTTGATATTATCTAGGAAACCATTAAGTTCTGTGCGTGCCTGCAATGGTCGTAAACCAGAGAATGATACAAAACCAGTTGGCATTGATTCGGTTCCTCTACCAACAAAACGAACACCGCGAATTGCAAGACCACCAATGGTTTCGCCAAGTTTAGCCTCTGCAAAACCTGAGAATTTTTCATATTCACGATTGCGAATAGCGCTTTTGGCGCTGCGAAGAGTTTCTTGACCCTTAATTAGAGCGCTAGCACCAAACTTAGGCTCAATTGGCATATAGTCTTTGCCACGACCTAGGAAACTATAGTTATCATCAAAGAATGCATTTTTAATCTTCACAAATTGAGGATTTAAATTAATTGCGTCGTCTAATACTTTTTGAATACGGGGCACTGCTGCGCCTTCGGGTAAATAAACTTTACCAGTTTGTATGTACTTCTTTTGTAACTGACCTTTTACGTCAGCAATATCAAATAGTTGAGAACTATCCCTAGCCACTAGGCGCTCAAGAGCAGGAATATCTAGGCTATCCGCAAGAATTAAGTCTTTAACAACATCAGCGTCTGATGTATTGTGAATTAGTGGAATAAGTCTTTCGTTGGTGCTGTACTTGGAAACTAAATCTGTAATTAATCCCCAGTCCTTGCTTTCTGCAAGGGCAAGCATGTGGCTTCCAGAGACGGTCTGTGCTCCAATAGTACCATTAGACTTAGCATAAGAAATGCCCTGTTCCATGTCTGCTGCTAAATTCTTAATTGTCTTTTCTTTAGTGTAAAGACCCATTGGCTTTGATATTGTAGCCCTGGCTCCTAAGGATACGGCTTTACCAGCACCAAGGAGCAGAACACTACCTACAATAAAGTCACCGATACCAGTAAACCAACGACCAACTGCATTGTCGTTAAAGTTTTCTTTAATACTTTCGTCGTTCCAAAGGTCTACTTTGTCCATATCTATACCACCCGCAGGTAGCACTAATGAAGCAATAGAACTAATTGGGGTTAACCCTGATTTAGTTAGAGCCTGAAATACCGATACTTTAGCGCTACGATTGTAGGCTGCTTTAATATCAGAAAATTGAAAGCCTTCTTCGTATTGACCTTTTTTGTAAAGAGGTGATTCTTCGTCTGTTACAAGAGCAAGTGTTGAGGCTGGACGTGTAATGTAAGGAGAAATAATATTATTGTTTAACTTTACTGCACCCTTTAAAAGAAAATCTGCTGTTGATTTAGTTGTTATCTTAGCAATCTTGCCAATAGATGTAGATTCTAATTCTTTGTCAATATTACTAATTGCAGATTTTAAAGTTGCATTAAATTGTTCTTGCTTCTTTTTTTCTTCTTCATTAAGAAATTGACCGCCACCCGTAATGGTCTTTAGTGGAGCGCCAAATGTAGATGTGAATGAACTCCACCAAGACATTAATACCCCCTAGAATTTTTGTTTAATATAATTTTTTTCTGTTCCACCCTTGACATCTTCGCCAGTGATGCTTTGAATAAAAGCATCTCTGTCTTCTGTAGATTTCCAGGATATCATTGCAAGTTCCATAGCAATTGCTGCGTTCTGGTATCCAAACGAATTTGCAAACTTATCAATGTTATCAAAAAGACCGCCAGGTAGCCATATAGAATCAGCCATTTGGAACGGCTCCTTGACTATTTTGTACAAGATAGTTAATAAAACGCTTAAATGAATCTGGAGCATCTTTAGAGCGAGCAGCAAATGTTAAGTCTGGTAGATAGTCTAAAATAATTTTTAAGTTTTCGTCTGGTCGTGTATTGTTCTGAAAGTTTTTTGGTAGTGAATCTGAGCCTGGTCCAGGACCAAAGTCTACACCAGCAGTAATTGGTTCTGATGGGTTATTAGATGGGTCCATAAATGTACCAAGTTGAGGAAAGTTAGCACCGCCATAAGGAGCACTTGATGCTGGGCTTGCTGCGTTTACAGAACTAACTGCAGCGTTACCTTCAATACGATTTTGATTTAACTCCATATTCTGTCCATATCCAAAACCTGAGTAATCCCCATTTGTACCTGCTCCACCTGAGCCTGATACGTTGGCTGGATTATTCTGAGGAGCCGTAGGGCGCATACCGCCACGATTTTCTGCCATTATCATCTCCTACTTAAATTGTTTAAATGTATGGATTGGTTCTGAACAGAAGCAATCATATTCAATAGCATATGCAATAGCCTTACGAATTATAGTTTCTGCTTGCGCAGCAGTTTTTACTTTTTCCACACCCAACGCTGCCAACGCACCGAGGGCAATATCTCCGCCACTGCCCATAACGTATACATTACGAACATCGGTATCCCAAGAATAGTCATCCGAGACCGCAAAGACTTGGCCTTTGATTGAGACAATAAATCCGCCTTCGTTCTGCGCAACATCGCCGTCCTCTTTCATATCAATACCAGCATCAACAAAGTTCTTACGCATCTGCGGAATGAACTTCTGTGCCATGTAGTTATTTAAATTTTCTTTTAATGTTGGCTTGGGCTGTGGGTAACCATAATGTAGCACATTACTTGCGCGAGATGAACCACAACCAGCAATCAATACTCCATTGTTTTCTACAATCTTTGGAGTCTTGCTTACCTGAAATCGTCCATTCTCATCACTAAGGCGAGAATCACACCCTAGTACCGACCATCCGTCACCCTGAATCGCTACCAGCGTTGTCATAAGTTATCCCCTAGTTGTTACTCGTCCCGAAGCCTTGCCGCTACCACTTAGGGTAGATAAGATTGTTTGTAAGTCTGGTGGTGGTGCTTGTGGTGTTAAACCTTGTGGTTGACCTTCTGCTGGAGCCGCTCCTGGAACAGGGGACGGCTGTTCAACAGGGGAAGGTGCAGCCCCAGCAGGAGGAACTTGTTGCTGTGGAGCAAATACATCTGTAACAGCATCTTCAAGGGACTTGCCCTTTTGACGTGCGGCAATTACTCCAGCAATTTTAGTTACTATATCTGATGGGTTTCCACCCGATGTTGCCATTGCTGGAATGGCTTGAGCCATAGCAGTAATGCCACCAAGAAGTGATGTACGCATATTTTCAATTTCAATTTTTTCAAGTTCTTGTGTAACGTTTACGGTAAATGGTAGTTCACGCATAGCCATATCCTTAGATATAAGACCGCCACCTAAAGCCTGTAGCATAAATATAAGCCCTTGAGCGGGGTTTAGACCTGCGAGCATTCCATAACGTACATCAGCAGAGTAATCGCCTTTAAGGTCCTTAGACGGCTTGTAGGTAATCTCATAAGGGGAACCAGAGTCAACACCACGAATGGTCTTTTCTTCTGGATAAATTGTTTCGTCAACTTCAAAGCAGATGCTAATTACATCACGCAAAGCGGATGCAAAGATTGCCTGTGCTGATTTGACTTGGGTATCGAATGCACCCATAAGAGCCTGCACGCCTTGTCCAGTAACAACACTAGCATCAATATTGCCAGAGCGTCCTTCTGGATAGCGAGTACCCGCACGAAGTTCTTGATTAAGAAGTGCTGACTCTTGGAATGCGCCTTGTGGAAGGTTTAATTCGACACGTCGAACGCCAGCAGGGTTAGCGGTACGAATAACCGCATCGCCACCCAACTGGAGTTCTTGTACGTCTTGAGGTAATACGATTGGTGCTTGAACACTTTTCTCTGCTGCTTCCATTGCCAGTAAGGCGAAACGGTTGCGGAGAAGTTGAATACCTAATACGTCATCGAATTGTCCACGCAGTTCGCCATCGATAGATGGCTTACGGGCTACGACAACCATCATCTTATTTAACGGATTCGCTACATAAGATAAAATTAAATTTTGCTTTGTTGGTAAGTAGATAAGTGATTGGTCTTTGTCGTAATACCGAACCATTTCAACCTGGGTATATAGGTCTTGCTTATACCCTGAACCACCAAGTAGTTCACGTTCATACTCTGGGAACTGAGAAACCAATTCTCCCAAAGTCATTAGATAGCGTTTAGCAAAGGCAACACAACGTCCGTAGCGGTCAAATTCTGGGTAAGCCCCAATTGGATTTTCTACGCGAATGCGTGGCATCTTTGATTCTTCGTCCAATTCAATTATGAAAGGAACGAAACCGTATGTTATATACCAGTCTGCACCTGAGTACATCTGTACTGCTAGGTCAGAGTGTGAGAGGTAGTTAGATGCAATACGAGTACGCTTGTCAGCAAACTGACGTGCTTTATCATTTACAGAGTTGGCTGCAGAACAGTTAACCGCTGGAAGTGGAGCCATAACCTCGGATAAGTCACGGGCTACTACATCGATAAAGTTAGCAACTACGTTGGCATCTACACCATCTGGAAAGAAGTCAGGGTAAACTGAGGCAATCTTTCCTTTACGTACAGCAAGAACATCTTGATTGCGAGCATCTCGCTCGGAGTTACGGTAGCGTAATGCGTCAACGCGTGCTACAACCTGCTCCATTGATAATGCCATTATAGTCCTAACTGTATTATTGTGACCATTGGCCAGCAAATTCGTCGTCTAGATTAATTGCCATTCTTCGCTCAACCTGAGCGCGAGTAGCCCATCTATTGCTTGTGTATCGTGTTGCCTGACTTGAACGTTGCATCATTTCTCTGATGCGAATGATTGTAAACCATAGCGCCATAACAACGTCGGTAGGGTTCTTTGTATCAGGCTTCCAAGTTATAAGTTCTTGTACAAGGGTCTTTAGACCTTCTGAGCCTTCATTACTGGGTAGTTCGATTAGGTTGTTGTCTTGAAACCGACCATCTCTAGTGTTACCAAAGAGCATAGCCATAGATGCCACACCAAAGGATGTGTCCCACTTGTTCTTACCTGTAAAGTGTGAATCTAATCTACATCCATAAGATGCAAGATAGTTACGCAAGTTATCATCTAAGGCGTAAGCCTTCTGATGTGCGTTAATTTCAATACGTAGTTCTTGTGGGCTATATCGCTCAACCCAGTCTTCTATCAAATCTTGGATTTTCTTTGGGCTAGGCTCTGTCATATTGACAGCATCTAGAACATAGATGCGCCCATCTGCTCTGTTGTACGTACAAATCACAGCACCTGTAGCACCTGCCATAGCAGGGTCAAGTCCCATAACTGTATAACCTTCAACATGCTGAGGGTGTCCTGGGTTTCCTGGCTTTAGCGGTCCGCGCTTTCGCATTCCGTTAACGCTTCCTGCAATGCAGGTTGGGGAGAAAATTGAATCTTGTTGGACATCTTCTTGTTGGTAGACCATAGCCCATACCGACGGAGCGACCTCAGAGCGACGCTTAAAGAGCGAGGGTCCATCCCATTTGGGGTATAATCCATTTTCAAGTACGTCGTCCAAATCATTTTCTTGTTGGTCTGTAGCAGGCCATAGGGTTTGCCAGTTCACAGGCTTTTCATCAAATTGTAATACGGCTGGCATTGCACAATATGTGAACGGGGTCTTGCCACCAGTCCATTGTCCGCCATCTCTAATCATCTTGTAGAGGTCTACAGATGACACACGAGTACCTACAATAATAAGTTTACCGTGTCGTCCCAAACGAGTTATAACTTCCTTTTGCAACCACTCAATTTGTTTTTCCCACTCATGAGCGTTAGAACCCATCACCACGTCATCTAGGATAATTAAATCTGCACGCGCTCCGTAAATTTGTGAACCAAAGCCCAATGCTTGGACTGTAGGGTCCTTTTCACCAGAGTCGCGCCCTGTACCTAGATAAATCATATCGGCAGACCATTGTGTTGCATCTGCCTTGTACCCACCATTAGGGCCAAAGGCCGTCTGTAGTTTCATATATCCTGGGTGGGAGAGACGCGTTTTGATTGCGCCGAGGAACTTGCGAGCCATACCCTGGGTTTTAGAAACGATAATTACTCGCGTATTAGGGTCGGTCACAATTTTGTAAGTTACATAGTTGATAGTTATGGTAGTTGACTTGGCGTGCTCAGGGGGCACGTTAATCAAGACACGGTTAGGGTCGCCCATTTCGTAGGTCATACCAGAAGGTAACCATCTTGGGCTGTTGCCCTCCATCAAATCAATCCAGTTGAGTTGATGTGGAAAAAGTCTAGAATCTAGGAACTGCTCTGAAAACTCGTGGAAAGGTAATTGCTTTAAATCGGCTAAGTCGGCTTTGATGCCTTTACCTACAAGGCGGGCTTTATCAGCAGCCTCTTTGAAATCAGCATCTTGCATTGACCATTGGCGGAAGGCGGTGTCCTGACGGTCTACGGCTGCCATAGCAGCGGTGACTGTAGCACCTTGCTCAAGAAGAAGTAGGACTTTAGACTTAGCATCTTCCTTGGTATAGTTCTGTTTTCCTGCTTTTCGTCCCATTGTTATATCCATCCCATAACGCTGATTTAACGCATCCCAAAAACGGTATAACTGTCCCAATTGTACTATAAAAAATTTAAAATTTATATATATAGGAGGAGCGGAGTCTAAACGGAGCGACTCCGTATATATTTATATATATACTATAGATGACCCGTTCAAACGGGTCTTTTCCGAGTGGGTTGGGAAAGTATTTTCCCGAACCATTATATGTTAAGCGTAGGATGTGACGTACGTCACACTATCCGAGGAGTACTAAAGTACTCTGAGGGGGGATATTAAATATAACAGAAAATTATTATTGGAGTATATATACATACATTGCGTGCCCCTATTAAATACTGGGGTCAAACTATCGCACTATTGCTTTTCTTATAGATAAATTTATCTTTCATAGTTAATTAGATAGGGGAGAT